AACAGCTTGATTTCTTTAGGAACACCAATTATATACATTAGACTATCTATGCTTACTATAACAAACTATTACTATATATTTTACTTGTATTTATATAATAGAATATTTAGAATATTTAGAATATTTAGAATACTTTTAGAAAAAGAAAAGAGAAAAGAGAAAAGAAAGGATACGGTATTTACGATGTCATAGTTGCTATTGCGTCTAGAATAATCTTCTTATCGGTTCCACAATAGGACATTGTTTCCACACCACCTTTATAGAACTTGAAATACGGGATAGACGATATATTATAATTGTCACTAATCTCGCTACCTTCTTCAATATCTATCTTCAAAAACTTGATGTTAGGGTTATTTTCGGCCAATTCTTCAATGAAAGGCGCTATATCTTTACACGGCTTACAGAAGGATGCCGAAAAGTTCGCCACGACATAGGCATTACTATTTAAATATACAGAGTATTCGCCAAGAGTTCTAACATGCTTAATAGGTGTAGCCATAGGTAGGTGTATTGTATCTTTCTTTTATTGTTACATAGAATTAAAATTATTAAATATTTTTCGCACTTTGGAACTATTGGGACTTTTTAGGGTATTCGTCATTTGTATAGAAAAATTATAAATATATAAAAAATTGATTATTACTCTATCTATATATAAAATAGACTCGTAAGAATCACGATGCCTTCAAAGACTGCTACCGCTGCTGCTACCGTCGCCACCGTTGGCGTCGTAGATAAGAAGGTTGAGGACAAGTATAAGAAGTATGAGCTTCTGGAGCATATTTTGGCGCTTCCCGATACTTATATCGGTTCTATAGAACCACAGAAAATCACCAGCTATATCTACGATGAACCAGAAAAAAAGATGGTTGCCGACGAACTCACCTATATTCCTGGGTTGCTGAAGATATTTGACGAAGTCATCGTGAATGCGATAGACCATTCTATGCGTCTTAAGGCCGATGAAGCGAAAGGCAAAGAAGATATAAGGCACGTAAAGAATATCAAGGTGACTATTGACAAGGAAAGTGGGCGTATCACTATAATGAATGACGGCAATGGCGTGGATATTAAAAAGCATAGCAGTTATGGTGATTTATGGATTCCTGAACTTATTTTCGGGGAACTTTTAACATCTACAAATTACGACAAGGGCGAAGAGAAGATATGGGGCGGTAAGAATGGCTACGGTAGCAAACTCACAAACATATTCTCAAAGGAGTTTGCCATTGAAACCGTAGACCACTATACGAAGAAGATATACACCCAGACGTTCAGCGAGAATATGACACAGCGGACGAAAGCGGATGTTAAGGCGTCTTCTAAAGTACCCTATACGCAAATCAGTTTTATCCCTGATTACGAAAGGTTCGGTATGAAGAATATGACAGAAGACATTTACAAGCTCTTTCATCGCCGTGTGATTGATGCGTGTGCTACAACTCCTAAAGATGTCTCGGTATATTTCAACGGCGAAAAGCTGATGATTAAGGACTTTGAAAAATATTGCGAGTTGTTCCTAGATAAGAAGGAGCAACCGTTCGTATATGAGGCATCGGGCGAACGCTGGGAAGTCGTAGCATCTATCTCTGGGTCGGGGTCGTTTGAGTTCCTATCCTTTGTGAATGGCATCAATACTATCAAAGGCGGTAAACACATTGAGTATATTACAAATATGATTACCAAGAATCTTGTTGATATGACGCTTGCGAAGAAGAAGAAGGTCGTCAAGACACAGCATATCAAAGACAATCTCTTCGTATTCGTGAAAGCGCTGATTGTCAATCCAAGTTTTGATTCGCAGAGCAAGGAGACGCTAACGACTCCTGTCGCCAAGTTCGGTTCCAAATGCGAATTGAGCGACAAGTTCTACGAAAAGCTATTCAAGGTCGGTATTGTAGATAAGGCATTGAGTATCACCGAGTTTTACGACAAGAAGAAGCTGGTGAAAACCGACGGCAAGAAGTTATCGCGGATTATCGTCCCTAAACTGGATGACGCAAATCTCGCAGGTACCAAGGATAGTGCTTCTTGTACCCTCATTTTGACGGAGGGGGATTCGGCGAAAACGATGGCAATCTCTGGGTTGAGCGTAATCGGTCGTGACAAATATGGCGTGTTCCCTTTGCGTGGTAAAATATTGAATGTGAAGGATGCGACCCTACAAAAGATATCGGACAATAACGAAATTACGGCGATTAAGAAAATCATCGGGCTAGAGCAGAATAAAAAATATACCGATTTGAGCCAATTGAGATACGGGTCTATTATGATTATGACAGACCAAGACCATGACGGTAGCCATATTAAAGGCCTGATATTCAACATCTTTCAAAGTATGTGGCACGAGTTGTATGAGATTCCTGGGTTTCTTACGTCAATGCTAACGCCTATCATCAAGGCGTCAAACTCGCGGGGCACGGATGTCACGAATGTAACGAATGTCATTGAGTTTTACAATATGTCGGATTACGAGCGCTGGAGCGAAACCGACGTTGCGAAGAATGGTTCCTGGAAAATCAAGTATTACAAGGGACTCGGTACATCTAACGACCAGGAGGCGAAAGAATACTTTAAAAATATGAAGAAGATTACCTATAACTATGGTATTGACTCTGACGAAGTTATTGACTTGGCGTTTAATAAGAAGCGTGCCGACGACAGGAAGGAATGGTTGGCAAATTACGACAAGGACGATGTGTTGGATTATACAAACCTCAAAGTAGACTTCAAGACGTTTGTAGACAAGGATTTGATTCACTTCAGCAATCGTGATTTACAGCGCTCCATCAATCATATTTGCGACGGGCTGAAGGAAAGCACCCGTAAAATATTATTTGCGTGCTTCAAGCGTCGCCTATATACGAACGAGGTGAAGGTAGCGCAACTGTCGGGTTATGTCAGCGAGGTATCCGCGTATCACCACGGGGAAGCATCGCTACAGCAGGCGATTGTAGGGATGGCGCAGATATACGTAGGAACCAACAATATTAACCTGTTGTCGCCCAACGGTCAGTTTGGAAGCAGGTGCCAAGGAGGACAGGATGCGTCATCGGCGAGATATATTTTCACATTATTGTCAAAGCTCACGAAATTGATTTTCAAGGAGGAAGATAATAATATTCTAAATTATCAAGATGATGACGGACAACAGATAGAACCCGAGTTTTATATTCCTGTAATCCCTATGGTGCTTGTAAATGGGGGGATTGGTATCGGCACAGGGTATTCTACAAATATCCCGCAATTCAACCCTACGGAGATTATAGCGGCTTGTAAGTTTATTTGTAATGCGATTAAGCAGGCTGATTTGAATGGGGATACCGAGGATGGGATGGATAATATTTATGAGACGATTGATATATTAGATATTGAGGATTTGGTTCCGTATTACTTGGGATTTAATGGGACTATTAAGAAGACGGATAACAACTCATTTGTTAGCAGGGGGGTTTATAAGTGGATTGATAACGAGACTGTAGAGATAACCGAGTTGCCTATTGGGACTTGGACGGAAGATTACAAGGACTTTCTAGAAAATATGATAACGAACGGTTTGAATAACTTGAAGTACATTGAGAATCATTATACTTCCAAAAATGTCAAGTTTGTACTACATTTTAATGGGAATGTCAAGGATTCACTTGAGGACAAGTTTGAGACATTGTTTAAGTTGTCTTCTAGCAAGAACTTGAGTATCAATAACATCCATTTGTTTAACAAGAGTGGGTCAATCCAGAAGTATGCGGATACGACTGAAATTATCAAGGAGTGGTCTAAAACACGTATCCTAAAATATCTGGAAAGGAAGGAGTATCAAATCAAGGTATTGGAAAAGGACTTCCTATTATTGTCTGCGAAGATTCGCTTCATTCTTGATGTTATCTCTGGGAATATCCAAATTATGAATAAGAAATTGGTGGATATCGCCAAACGATTGGTGGAACTTAAATATCCTCGCATTGGCGGTGACGTGAGTGACGCTAGTGACGCTAGTGACGACGCTAGTGATGGTGCTAGTGACGACGCTAGTGATGGTGCTAGTAACAAGGATAACAAGGGTAACAAGGATATCAAGGACTTTAACTATCTGCTTAAAATGCCTATTTCACAACTTACATTTGATAGAAAAATAATATTAGAAAAGGAGGTTGATGAACTTAATACGACTCTCAAAAACTTGCGTAATAGTCGTATTGAAGACGTGTGGATGGCTGACTTGACTGAACTTGAAAATGCTTGGGAAGAGCATAGACAGGTTGTGTTAAAAGAGTATGACAATGACCGCAAAGGTATTGTTGAGCCTAAAGCGACCAAGAAGAAGGCGAAGAAGTAACGAAGTAACGAAGTAATATATATGTGTATCCCTCTAATACCTATCAGCGAAATACGAAAGTGTTTGTTTTTTATATATGGTTGCTGTAAAGGTCTTGCCTTTATACGCTTCTATATATAGTGTATTACCATCGTATATCTCCTTACATCCTATATCATCGTCGCATTTCATATTATCGTGGCTAATCGGCAATCGTAACATCGTGTTTTTATCAGTAGTCGTATAATAATTCCATCTATCTCTATGGTTATTTGCTATTTTACTAAACAAGGGCAGTATGATAGGTTCGCTAGTGTCGTTTGATGTTAGAATACCTACTTGCTGATATTCACGGTTATTGTCATATGACGGCAATTCCTTTGGATATATAGGAATGCTATTATTATGATTAGGGCTGGTAGGGCACGCGGGGCGTACCGGGCGTACCGGGCACGCCGGGCACGAAGGGCAAGCAGGGCACGAAGAACGTTCAAGCGACACCGGCGGACATCTGTCAATCCTTATTTCTTTTGAATCTTTTGGAACATTATATCTAGTCGCATAGTAATACGAGAGACTGCTAGCAATCAATAGTAATACTGTTAAGATAAATATTACAAAATATAAAATATAGTTGCCTTTCATATCCTTTCCCTTTCCTTATATACTATATAGTATTACTATTTTTATAACCAAGATAGCCCAGGTCTTACAGGACGGTCAACCCATAAGTTACGTAGTCGTGTATTCCAAAGAATCTGGGAATATTGGCATAGCTGGCAGGGTCAGTGTAGCTATCAGGACTAGCAAGAATAGAAATATGATAGAACCATTTAAAAGGTATTATAAGAACCTTATTTTTATTTAAGAGGATTGTCGTGAGCTTCTGGTTATATTCTGGTAACATTTCTTGCGATATTGGGATATTGTTATCCTGTTTTGTAAGAGGATTCCCTAGTGTTATTTCAACAGAGTCTTCGTCTTGGGTTCCAGCATATATTAGAAGATATTTAAAGTTGTTTCGGTTCCATCCCCAGATGTTTGGAATAAGCACATCAGGTTCTATGATATTATAGTTAAACCAATCCACCAATATATCATCTATGTTTTTTATACTGTCCTGTATAATGATGGGTTGCTTTTTATAGAGCAGGCTGAAGTCAAAATGCTTCGCCTCTACCTGGTATATTGTCAATTCATCATTGAATATGTAATACAATGACGCGTATATTATTATTATCACGAGAATGGATAAACATATATAATAATACATTTTATAATTAATATAATATAATAAAAACCAGATAATTTTCACATATACATATACATATACATAGTGCTTCGTTGGGTTATAATTATTTATATATATTATAAGAGTAATATAAAATACACATTTGATGGCCGAAGGCGATGATTCTTTTGCTTTAAATACACTTATAACTATCTTGATAGCGACTGCTATCATAATTTCACCGCCTTTAGTATCATACATTGGTTCTCGGTTGCTATTACATTACGATGATGAAACATTAATAAAAAAATATCGCGACGAGAAAGACATAACAAAGTTTAACACATTTAATGAGATATATTTATTCTGTAGTTATATTCCCTATAAAAATATGAAAGGATGTGTTGATAAGAGTGGAACCGAAGCATATGCGAGGTATATAATGGATGCTTCTAAAATAATTGAAAGATTGAATGATATCAAAAAAGAACTAGATGCTAAATCTAAAGAGTTAGAAGAAATAGCAGAAACAAGAAGGAATGAATCAAGAAGGGACAGAGAAAAACGGGAGCAAGAAGAGAAAATAACTCGCGAGAAAGATGCGAACGCAAACTACAGACACGATATAGATACTAGGTTTAAGTATATAAATATGATTGTAAACCTGGTATCATCGGGCTTCCGTCATTTTATAACAAATATGTTAAAGCTTTCCAGTTTAGCAATGAAGTTCGGGGAGATAATTGTGAAAACATTTGGGCCAATTGCTAAAGCACTAGCAGCTAATAAGGTGGTGATGGGATTCATAATTTTAGTGTTTTGTATTTATCTAATATTAGGCCTTTTAAAGAAGGATACGGAAACTAAAAACAAACAGAAGATAGGCGGGGTACC